TAACTCAGCTGTGTTGCTCCGACACAAAATAACTAAAGATTACTTCATGGACCTTTGGAAAAGAATTGAAGCAAGCGGAGCTGGTGAACCCGGTATTTACTTAACTAACGATAAAGATTGGGGAACTAATCCATGTTGTGAAATCGCACTAAGACCGTTCCAATTTTGTAATTTAACTGAGGTAAACGTATCTAATGTGGTATCCCAAGAGGACTTCGAAGATAGAGTTAGAGCCGCGGCTTTCTGCGGAACACTCCAAGCCGGGTATACTAACTTTCATTATTTAAGACCAATATGGCAAAGAACAACTGAAAAAGACGCTTTGATTGGTGTTTCTATGACAGGTATTGGCTCTGGGGCGGTTTTGAAGTTGGATATGAAATCTGCTTCAAAAATAGTTAAAGAAGAAAATAAAAGAGTTGCAGAACTTCTTGGAATAAATCCTGCGGCAAGAACAACTACAGTTAAACCAGCGGGTACAACTTCACTGACACTCGGTACGTCATCTGGAATTCACGCTTGGCACAATGAATATTACATTAGAAGAGTTAGGGTTGGTAAAAACGAAGCAATCTATACTTACCTAAAAGATAACCATCCTGAACTTATTGAAGATGAATACTTCAGACCACACGATACTGCGGTAATTGGTATTCCTCAAAAAGCACCCGAAGGTTCTATTTTGAGAAATGAGTCACCTATCCAACTCCTTGAGAGAGTTAAGAAAGTTCATGTTGATTGGATTAAACCAGGTCACAGAAGTGGTAGTAACTCTCACAATGTATCTGCAACAGTATCTATTCGTGAACACGAATGGCCTGCGGTTGGTGAGTGGATGTGGGAGAATAGAGACCATTACAATGGGCTTTCTGTTCTACCATACGATGGAGGTACATATATTCAAGCACCTTTTGAAGACTGTACTAAAGAAAAGTATGATGAATTGATGCTGACTTTACATGAAGTTGACCTATCCAAAATTGTAGAATTGGATGATGAAACTGATTTAAGTGGAGAATTGGCTTGTGCTGGTGGGGCTTGTGTTTTAGTATAAAACATATGGAAAATACAAACATTAAAAGGGAGAATCCAAATGAGATTCTCCCTTCTGATTATTATATAGAAAACAACAGAGTTGTATTCACAGAGGAATATCATATTAGGAGAGGGCATTGTTGTGGTTCGCATGGAGGTTGTAGGCATTGTCCTTATGAGCCGAAAGGGATAAAAGGTAATACCACTTTAGTTGAAAAATAGTCTGCGTATATTTATATAATATGGCAGATGGTACAACATACGGTTTATTTTTTCCATTCCAAGATTCAAGAAAAGGAGATTATCTCGCACTTACAGAATTTGAGCAACAAGAAATAAGGTCAGATTTAATTCATTTGTTATTGACTAGGAAAGGTACAAGATATTTTTTACCTGACTTTGGTACAAAACTTTATGATTACATATTCGAACCTTTCGACGGATTAACTTTTAATGCGATTGAATCTGATATCAGAGATTCTATTTCGAGGTATATGCCTAATTTAATAGTAAACAACATATCTATTGAACCAATAACACCCGAAGAAGAGTTTGACGGTACTGTTACGGGTACAATCGGAAGTGTTAGAGTTTATGACATTTATAGAGTCCCTGGAAAAAACACATACGAATATACGGCAAAAGTAAGAATTGACTATTCTATCAATGATTTGACTTTCTCACAAAGTGATTTTGTCATTATTAATATTTAATACAATATGGCTAACAATAAAATATCATATACGGTCAGGGACTATCAAGGGATTAGAGCTGAACTACTTAACTATGTAAGAACCTATTACCCTGAATTAATACAGGATTTTAATGATGCTTCTGTTTTTTCGGTATTCTTAGATTTGAATGCTGCGGTTGCCGACAACCTTCACTATCATATTGATAGAAGTATTCAAGAAACAGTATTACAATATGCACAACAAAGGTCGTCAATATATAATATTGCTCGAACTTATGGATTGAAAATTCCAGGACAGAGACCCTCGGTTTCGCTTGTGGATTTCTCAATTACAGTTCCTGCATTTGGAGACAAAGAAGACGAAAGATATTTGGGAACTCTAATTAGAGGTTCACAAGTAAGTGGTGCCGGTATCGTTTTTGAAAATGTATATGATATTGATTTTACATCACCGTACAATGCTCAAGGATTTCCAAATAGACTTAAGATACCAAACTTTAATGCTAATGGTGTTTTGTTGAACTACACAATAACAAAAAGGGAATTAGTTGTTAATGGCATTACAAAAGTATTCAAAAGAGTTATTTCACCAAATGATGTAAGACCATTTTTTGAATTGTTCCTACCTGAAAAAAATGTTTTGGGTATAACAAGTGTTTTGTTGAAAAATGGAACAGATTATACGAACATACCTCCCGCTGCTGAATTTGTTGGTTTAGCAAATAGATGGTATGAAGTAGATGCTTTGGCGGAAGATAGGATTTTTATCGAAGACCCTACTAAAGTTGCTGACCAACCTGGAATCAAAGTTGGTAGATATATTCAAACAAATAACAGATTTATTTCTGAATTCACACCTGAAGGATTTAAGAAGATGACCTTTGGTGGAGGTACAACATCAGCCCAAGACCAACTAAATTTATTTACTAATTTGGGGGGACCTCTGAACATACAAAATTATTTAAATAACTTTTCGTTAGGGTCTGCATTAGTTCCAAATTCTACATTGTTTGTTCAATACAGAGTTGGAGGAGGATTGGCGACTAATCTAGGTACAAATGTCATCAATCAAGTTGGTACGGTTTCATTTTTTGTAAATGGTCCTTCGGAAGTTACAAATCAATCCGTTGTAAATTCATTAAGATGTAATAACGTGACGGCTGCGATTGGGGGTGCAAACCAACCAAACATCGAGGAAGTGAGAAACTTTGTATCATTTAATTTCTCGGCACAAAAAAGGGCTGTGACGATAAATGATTACGAGGCAATCATCAGAAATATGCCATCACAGTTCGGAGCACCTGCTAAAGTTGCAATTACTGAAAATGATAATAAAGTCAAAGTACAAATATTATCTTACGATACACAAGGAAAATTAACCAGTGTTGTATCTAATACTCTGAGACAAAATATTGCAACATATCTTTCAAATTATAGAATGCTGAACGACTACATTTCAATACTAACCGCCGAAGTTATAGATTTGAGTATTGAAGTTTCTATTGTCTTAACATCTGCACAAAATTCAGGTCAGATAATTACAGACGTTGTTAGTAGAATTTCAAATTATTTCAATCCACAATTCAGAGAACTTGGACAAAATGTTAACATCTCTGAACTGAAAAGTATCATACAAAATCAAACAGGAGTATTAAATGTCACATCTATGGAATTTTATAATTTGGTAGGAGGACAATATTCATCGGCACAAACATCGATGATATATGCTGACGAAGAGACTAGAAGAATACAACCTGTAGACGATACTTTATTTGCGGAACCGAACCAAGTTTACCAAGTTAGGTTCCCAACAAAAGATATCAGAGTTAGCGTTAAGAACTATCAGACAACTACACTATCTTAATTAGTTTATTTATTTAATTAAAGTCCTAACTTTTAGGCTGGGTAAAAATTTACCCTAAACTATTTATAGATTAAAGACTACATGGGTCAAAGCCTGAGAATTAGAAGTAAGCTTGGAATTAATCAAACATTAAACGTACCTCTCGACCAAGAATATGAGTTTTTGGAGATTTTATCTTTAAAAATTCTACAGGCAGACATATATACACGCTCATGTGCAGAATATGGAGTCATCGTTGGTAGGGTTACCGCAAACAATGGATTCGGAATACCAAACGCGAAAATTTCTGTTTTCATTCCAATTCAAAATGAAGACTTGAATAATCCGTTAATCACAAGTGTATATCCGTATACAATACCTACAGACAAAAATGATGATGGGTACAGATACAATTTACTACCATACGAAAAATCATATTCCAAACATGCCGCGACCGGAACTTTTCCTACAAGGTTGGACGCTCTGACAGATTCCACTGTAATAGAGTTAGTAGACAAGTATTATAAATTTACAGTTAAAACAAATGATAGTGGTGACTATATGATTATGGGAGTACCTACAGGGTTCCAAACTCTTGTAATGGATGTAGACCTATCAGACATAGGTGAGTTTTCACTTACACCACAAGATTTAATAAGAATGGGGTTAGCCACAGAATCACAAGTGGCGGGAAATCAATTCAAAAGTTCTGAAGATTTAGAATCACTTCCACAAATTATTAATATAACAAAAACAGTTGAGGTATCTCCATTGTGGGGTGAACCTGAAATATGTCAGATTGCAATTAATAGAGTCGATTTTGATTTGAGAGATGATGCTAATGTTGATATACAACCGACTGCGGTTTTTATGGGGTCAATGTTTTCGACCACAGAAAATTTAAGACTCAGAAAAAATTGTAAACCAAGAGATAATATGGGTAACCTGTGTGATTTAGTAACAGGACCCGGTCAAATTTTAGCAATAAGAACTACAATTAATCAAGATAATGAAGGTAATCCAATATTGGAACAATACGAATTAGAGCAATCAGGTAATGTAATTGATGAAGATGGAACATGGTTAGTTGAGTTACCGATGAATTTGGATTACATAGTCACCAACGAATTTGGTGAAAGAGTTATCTCACCGAACCCTAACGTCGGAATACCATCCAAAGGGAATTACAGATTTAAAATAAAATGGCAACAACCCAATGATTTAACACAACAAACAAGAAGAGCTTATTTCCTTGTTCCTAATGTTAGAGAGTTTGGATGGACATCAAGTTTTGACCCTAACTATGTTTCACCAACATCAATACAAGGAAGACAATTATCTAGTTCATATTACTTTGGGTTAGACTGGAGTGGATATACAGACGGTATTACATCAATTGCTGCGAAAAATAATAAACTTGATGAAATAATTAAATGTGAAGATACATTCTATACTTTTGGTTTTAATAGAGTTTATACGGTATCTGGATTGATTGACCAATATAAGAACGGTCTGAATAGAGGTAGATTTATTGGTATAAAAGAAATTGATGATAATAGTTGTTCTTCAACTGTCAACAAATTTCCTGTCAATGATGGCGTAAGAAATTTTGACGCTTTATTTTTTATTTTTTCAATACTCTTTCAAATATTACAATTAGTCGGTATTCCACTCCTTTTTGCTTACCATTTTATTGCATTTATTTGGAACTATTTATTGGTACCTCTCAGAGTTTTAATAAGTGGTTTTTTTGCATTCCAAAGTACATTCTACTTAGTAAGAAGTATCAAGGGATTTTTAAGAGCTGCGAGGTTAGCTGGAACTTTTATAGCATGCCAAGTGGAGAACGCCGCATCATTTGGTCTTCAAACAGCATCATGTGATGCTATTTTTATCCAAGGCAATACGGCATTATTAAATGCCAGAGATGATTTGGCACAATCACTAAAATGGTTTGGTTTCTTATTTTCTTTCGAAACAATAATGAGATTGGTTAAAACAAAAAAGTTTAATCCAATTAAATTGACAAACTTAACATATCCTAACTGTCAGACATGTGATTGTTCTGGAAGTGACGGTAGTTCTTCAATTGCATCCAATTCTACGAGTATTTTAACAATATTTGCACAATACCCCAACTACCTACAAAATGTCGGAGAAAAAACTATAATTTCAACTTTTAACTCAGACGACAAAGACATTGCTGTAAATGCTTTTTCACAAGTTTTAGCAACAAATACAGAGGATAATACTAATAATACGATTTACAAGACAATGAAATCTGATTTATTAATTTATCCCAGCAGTAGTGCCAGTTTTTTCAACTATTCAAACGACTTACCTTTTGCGGAAAGAATCAATATCTTCAACTTGAGAAAAAAATATTTTGATGGGGTAAATAAAATTAGTGTAACTTTTGACTCGAAAAACAATTCTCAGAATCATTATGATAATACATTAGTTTTAATTACGCAAAGTCCGTTAGACAACGGAACTCTTTTGAGTTTTGTAAATGTTACATCAACGAAAGATATAAACTTCACCTATACCGGAAATTCAACAACAAACAATACTGTCCAAGGAATTACAGGAGAAACATTGAATCCTGGTCCTTCGACGTATCAAGTCGAATATGCAAACACTCAAACAACAAATAATAATGTAATATATAATTTGAGCCAAGGTTCAACGAATAGTTCATATAGATTTCCGGTTGATATAGAATATTTCCAAGTTTTAACAGCAATAACAATTTCAGATGCATCAAAAATTTGGATAACATCGAATAGTTCATTATTACCTGGATTATTAAATTCTTCAATCGTAGTCAGCTACAATGAAAAACCTAGTGGTTTACTCTCAAGCTGGGGTTCTATAAAAGAATACCCACCATACAAAATAGCAGATTTGTTTGAAGAATTTGAAAACCAATATATTACAATTTTGCAGAGAGGAGTTGACCCATATTCACCTAAATATATTAACAAATACGGACTAGGGAAATTGTTTGGATATCCCGATGAAAATGCAATAACAATAACAGGAGAAACAAGATTGAACATTCCAATACAAAAACTTAATTCGTCATCGGCTTCAGTACAATTATTTAGTACTCAGGATAATATTTTTTACCCTTCTCACTTTTTTAGGGGTGGGAATGGTTTTTCAAGTTTTACGACCAGTACTGTCGGATATTATGGAGCTTTAGATGCGACGAATGCGTTTCCATTTACAAATGAGCCTATAATTAATTCTGTTAAATCTGTAGTGTCAACAACAAGCAACGGAGCATATGATTTTTTGTCAAATCAGGCGAGATATGATTCTTCAGAGGATTTATCAGGAGGAGGGTACTATTATGTCGTTTCAGGTAACAAACCTACCAACACGGAAATTACATACTTCACCTCGACACTTTTACCTAGTTTGACTGCGAACCCCATGAGTATAAGTTCTAAAGTTAATAACGTGATGAGAACTGATAGGCTACCATCCTCGGATTACTTAGATGGTTCTAGTTGGTCTTATAACCCAAGTTTATTACAACAAAACATTGGATTTGCAATCTATGAAATAAATACAGATGATGATAACATAGCAGTAAATGGATATGGTGGTGGGGCAAGTATTGTGAGTGCAGATATTGAAGGTCAATTAGCGGCACCAAATGTGTTTTCAACATTCGAATGTACTGACATGGTTAGTCTAAGCTGTTATAGTGGTGACAGCACAAGTTTTGGAATCAAACAAAATTGTTCTGATAAAGACAATGTTGAAAATGGATGTTATGTTCTTATGAAAAGACCTCTTTTAGATTTGATAAAAGACATAAGAACATTCAACGAATGGGGATACAGATTTAGATTTTTTTATGGTTTATGTAGGGGTGTTCTATCACAAACGTTTGTAAACAATTGGGTCAACGGAACTCTTTATGCTTATCCAATACAAGTGGACACACAATTTGATAAGCAAAATAAACCTATGACCCCAAAATTTTGTAAAGACACAATATATTTTGACAGTAAAACAAATAATTTTTATTACAGAAGTAGTCCTTATAATGATACAAGTAATAAATTTGTTGGAAAAAATAACGCAGGCCAGTCACAACCAATAAATAACACTTTACTACAGTATCCAACAACAATAATGAATTTAGGATGGAAAGATTCTTTCTATTCAGAAATAAGTTTTGACCCATCAACAAAAGGATATATAATTAATCAACTTAATAACACAAGTTATTCTGATACTTCAGATTTAGTAAATCTTTTTGTCATCTCTAGAATAACAGATGAGAATTTCATACAAAGACTTTTTTCAGGGTTCAATCCAAACAACTCATTAGAACAATTATTCAGCAGGCCTGAAAAAAGAGTAGATGGTGATTTAGCACAATTGATGTCAATAAATTCGGAAATAGGAGTAATTAAATTTTCTCCTGAATATTATTCTGTTGATGGTTCTTCAGATGACCCAGTAATAATTGACAACCCATCATCTACTAAACCAACAATTGGAGTTTTCTTTTCTTCTACTACAGAAAACTTACAATTCAAAGATTTTTTATCACCAGGAAGAATTGATTTTAGAGCAACACCGACCTCCAACTTTACACCGTTCAGTTATGGAATAAAGTCACAAGAGGTTCCATATTATAAGTGGGAATTAAAAAATTCACCAACAATATTCGGTACAGAATTAAATAATTGGGCGACTAATCAGTCTCAAATTGGACAATCCAAATATCAATCGCTTGATAGGACAACGTCAACCTATTATCAAGGACAAGGTATTGTCAACGACCAAAACAAAAGAGGGTACATCTTCAAAGTAAAGAATGACTCAACTTTAATTGCGGGAACACTTTATGATTCGGTTAGGGCAAATGAAAATAATGTATTTTTAGTTGGAGCGCCATTCCATTTTTATTTTGGTCTAAATCAAGGTGCAACCGCACTGAATAAATTCAAAACAAAGTATGCTTTAGATGAGTAACTTATATAGCATCATACCAAGTGTACAACAATATAAATCGGCACCTGCTGATGACCAACAATTGTCTATTGTTTTAGAAGAGCAAAGTCAAAATCTTGTTGAGTACGATAGAACAACAAATGTCAGTCTTGCTCAAGTATTTGATGATGAAAGACAAAAGTCTACTGTATTCAGACCAACTTTCAAAATAAGTTATTTATATTCTAATGTTTTTACGGGTACGACAAGTTACTTGCCTTTTCAGTATAATTTATATTATGTTGATGCAGAAGGTTCATTATTCAATAATGTATGGAAAGGGTTTCCTCAATATTATGAGTTTGACTTTTTTAGGAATGATGTTGCTGATAATCATATTAATTATTTTGCAAAGAGTGCATACACATATAATTGGACTTACAATATAACTTATGCATCCGAAAATGATTATAAAAAACAAATGTTCGCGGTACTGAAAAACAATTCATTTAATTGGGTTGCTGAACAAGGTATTCCATTTATTATTAAAAGAAACACCCAAAACGGAAATGGTATTATATCTTTCGAATGTATTTGTCCTCATGGACTTACGGTCGGAGAATCTGTTGAATTGATTATAAACGGAACTGTTTACAATTACAGAAAAGAAAACTTGTTTGAGGTCTATTCGTTAGGTAATGGGTTATTTGACAGTGATATATACATTTTCAACGTATATGATATAGGATTCACAGGTACTTCGCTAGATAATAACGTCAAAGGTACATTCAAAAGAGTTACCAATTCTAACAACCCTTTAGAAACTAAATCAAAGTATTATGTTAGGAGACACAAAGTTCTTCAGGATGTAGATAATATAATTGTAACAAAGGCTGGATTCGAAAAGGTACCATTTGGGGAAGAAAGAAAATTAGAACTAAGTTCAATAACACCAAACCAAGTAACTAGAATTTCGCAGAAGACAAGCTCGAACGTTTATACGTTTACACCAAAGAGAGATATTGATTTGGGTAAATTAATCGATAATCAAAAGAGACCTGTTACCGAGTTATTTTTAACAATTATAAACAGAGGATACTCAGGATATTTTAACAAACCAACGAACGGAGTCGGATTGAAACAAGGATGGTTGTTTAATATAACAAATTTCAATAATTCTTGGTGGAGCGACAATAACACCACTTCAAACTCGAACATAGGGGTTAGTTCGTATACGCAAACCAACGGAGCAACAAAAACTTTTTATTATAATCAATCTCTCAAGATAGGAGATACTTTAGACGGTGATTTTTGTGAATGGAATGATTATGAACAAATAGAAAGAGTTATATCACCATACTATCATAAGATAAGATATAATCAAGATGTATTTCAAACAGTACAAACGCCAAGCTCAAATACTGGCGGGTATTATTACAAACCACACACACCAATCACAATACAAGTATTTTCAGACTATATTGAAACTGCGGATGAAGACCAAGTACAAAACGTCCCAACATACGCATTCTATTCAAACACAGACCAACAATTCAGATGGAGAGATTTATATACATACGGGTTCTTTGACCAATTAGGTAGAGGGGTTGATTATCCTTTTTTCAATCAATCACATTACCCATATAGTAATACGATATTTAGATTAATACCTGATGACAAAGGGTTTGATATAAACGATACAATTCAAGGAAGCGATGTTCCAGTGAAACCACTTATAGATGGATGTGAATAAATTTATATTGAAACAAGGGTTCTTCACAGATAAAGAACTTACAATTCCAATTAGAGGTAAATGGGATTATGAAGGAATTGATGATGCTATTGACAAATATGAGGAAAAAGCTATAGAAGAGGTCATAGGTAAGGGGTACGATTTTGAAGTTGATAGATTCCCACACGCTCAACATAGTGGAAGTAGTAGAACAGATATAAATTACGAGTTTTATTTTTTTTCGGGTGGTAATCTAACGTCATCTTCAGAATGGCGAAATTCATATATTAGTGAATCTTTTTCAGTACAAGATGTTTTTTATTATTCCGATAGTTATACAAAGTCATTTTTCAAGTTGGATTTTTACGATACTGTAGACGAAAAAAACCAAAAAAATTATTTTACAGTAATAATACCAACACAACAAGGTGAGTTCATGGATATCAATATGGCAAGAACTCCTGTTAAAATTAGGAAACCAAAATTCAAGTTAGACTATATTGGGGACAAGGAAGGGTTTTTTATCTATTGGTTAAAAAGTTTAGACTTCATTCCTTTGAATACGTTTTACATGACCGCAAAGTTTTTCAATGCTAAAACAGGTGCTTTTACTAAGATGCTAAACAAACCACAATCAACGATAATAAATAATAACAAATTCGTGTTTGATAATATAGATTATTTTTATTACAGAGTTGTTTTAGATTATGTGAATATTCAATACACGGTTAATGATTTACAAGGTAATAGGGTTGGTACAACAAACACCATAAAATGGTTTGAATATGTAAATCCACCACAACAATGAGTGATACTTACAAAATAAGAATATCACCTGAAACAATCGTTGGTGATTTAGCATTCATAAAGTCTAGTGGAGAGACTTTTGGTGTTTATTCTGCAATGACACAAGTTGTTAGTGCAGGACCGAATGGTAACTCAACTTTGACGGGTCTTACCATTCCCATTCTATTGAAACAAACTACTTTAGATGCTGGATATTATAGTCCCTTCGACGGAGCAATATACCAAAAAGATGTTGTTACCAATTTTTTAATTTCAGCTAATACGTTTAATCCATATACGTTTAACTTATATAATACTTCTGAGCAATATCAAAAATTTATCGAGTTATCGTCATATAGTGTTGAGTGGGGAGATGGGACTAGTGAAATAGTTTCTGCATATACACCAAACTTTGTTTCACACACATACCCGACGGGAGACAGACAATATACAATAACATTATCACAGATTAATCCTTGGGGCAAGATACTTGTACAAAAACCAATACGAACCCCATTCAAAACACCTGTAATATACAATCCCAAAGGTAGAGTTTTCTTTCAACCAAACATAGGTAGTTGGTCGGCAACACCTGTCAGTTATGATTATATATTTTCAGGAGACCAATACAATCAGGTTTCGTCACAAATCTCATCTAATTATGTGACAGTTCCATATATGATTTCAGGTGAAACCAAGTCTAGAATAACTGAGTTATATCAGTACGGTCCTGTTCCATATAAAGTTGGTGTACCTGTAATAAAAAACAGAGAAGTTTTTGGAGTTGTTAATTCTATAACTCCAATATTCACAGCATATACAATACAAAATATTGATTATTATGATTATAAGGGTGGACTCACAATATTTTTTATGGAATATTCAGGGTTTACACAAGAAAATATTACCTCAGTCCCAATTACAAAAGACGAACTCCTTTTGAAAATTACCGACCAGGGACAGATACAAACGGATGTTTTTGTAGAGAGAGGAAAGAATAGTGCCTTTGAAAGAATACAGAGATTGGGGGAGATAGATAATTTAGGAGATTTAATTAACTACGGATATGGATTTTTTAACGTTGAAAAAAAGACATAAACTATTTATAGAAATAATATAAATTATGGCAATTGGAACATACGGTACGGTAAGACCAAGTGATGTATCTCCTGAAGATGTGGAGATAATCATGAACTATACCCCATCAAGAGACGTAACCACGGAATTCGTACTCAAAAAATTAAGTTCAACAACATTATTAAGACCATATTTCAACAACGCGTCCACTGGTGGAAACGACGGTGTTGAAGTTTTAGGAGGTCTTTACAATTTGACATTACCCGCAGAAGAATTCAATGCATTAGGTTTTTATACATTATATTTAAGACCTGCTCAAATAAGAACAAGTATTACAGATTGTGGTGTATTGAGTGCATTACCTAATGTGAAAGGTATTGTAATTGATTTGGCAAACGTACCAACTAATGCAATAAATAAATTTGTACCACAAGGTTTAGTTGGATATAGAATAGAGTATTTAAACGCTGATGGGTCTAAGATACCAAACTTTTTCAGAATTGTAACATCTTGTTTCTATTGTGAACCTGTGTTGACAAATCAAACAAACACAAATCAAAAATCTATTAGATACCGATATGTTGATGGTCAATCTAATTTATTGTTTTTGACTGTATCACCATCATCTTCACCTACAAACAAACCGAACGCAACTCCGTTTATCGGGCAACCCGACCAAGATATAATCATAACAAATACTTTTTTCAATCCAGTCACCATCGATATTGAAATGGTCGAATACGATATATCGTCTCTCGCAATCGCATTGTATGGTAATCAAACTAAGTCTATTGATGACGGTATCTATACAATTTACGACTCTGATAATAACATCTACAGACAATACAACTTATACGAAATAAGAAATCAATTTAATGAACTCTTGTATGAAGTTAGACAGAACAGAGGAAATGATATTGATTTCAGTAAAAACTTTAACACTATAATAACCTAATGGCGAGAACCAGAAGTAAATATTTTTATCCGCCAAGACCAGGTAATGGTGCGGGAACGTTCTCCGATGAAATTGTTGGATTACAAACAGTGACGGGGGGAGGTTTAACGCAAGGTAATTTTGAATTCACAACAAATATTGTAGAAAAAGTGAACCGCACTTTCAATGTGGGTGCATTTTCAACTCCAATTAGTTTAGAAGACCTCGATGTTGATAGTTTATTTCAAGGTAATGCAATACTTGAGACACAGTTCAGAGTTTATCCAAAGTATGATATATCACAAGTTCTTAACTTTTCGATGTATGGTTCATTGGTTAAAAGGTTTAGTGTTTCTGTTACAAAAATTATTAATTATTTCCCAGCCGCTTTAGATATTCTCAACACACAGTTGAATCAAACAACAGGAGCAACAGCGGTCAATATTTCATTCGATTCAGTTGCAAATGAAACTTACTTCGAAATAAATGTTGATAGAGTTCACAACCCTTTTGACATCGACTACACAGAGAATGCGGTTAGAAATTTATCTGTGAGAGAGTTACAGGTTTCTAAATACAGGAACTTGTACAATACATACTTGGATTATGCTGTAAACGTAGATGGTATTGATTATAAAATAGAGTCCTTTTCACCTTCACCATCGTTTACTGCAGGGACTATGGCTTTTTATGTTTCGGGTTCACCATTTGGTGTTACTGCAACAACTTGGTATGACAACTTTATCATAAAACCAAACGACTACATAACGGATAAAGTGTTCGAGGAAGATTTTGATGAGGTCGAAAAGTTTTTAGTCAATAGATTAGTTAATCCAATTTACACATCAGTATTTCAAGTACCTCAACAAAACGATGAAGGACAATTCTATGTCGATTTTAGACAAGTTACTTGGCCTAAGGATGGTACGTGGAATCTGGACATCAGGTCAATAGAGTTTGATTCATACTTAGCTCAGTTACAATCAATTGCTGGAAATCTCGATGAGTTTAAAACAAATTTAGTTTCTAGATTTTTGATATCAGGTTCCCTCAAAGATTTTGATACATTAGGGCAAAAGGTTGAAAAGATATTTCAAATATATGGAAGAAGTTTTGATGAAATCAAAAAGTTCATCGATGCTTTGGCTTACATAAATTCCGTAAACTATAATCCCGGGAATGATATACCATCCCAACTATTATTCAATCTGAGTCAAACACTCGGATGGAGTAGTAATTTCTCACCAATTACGAATGAAAACTTTTTGGATAGTGTTTTTGGTAATCAAGCGGTGAATGAGTACCCAGGATATTCTAGAGCCCTCACACCGACGGAGTTAAACTATGCGTTTTATAGAAATTTAATATTAAATTCTTCTTACTTGTTCAAGTCAAAAGGTACAAGAAGGTCAATAGAGTTTTTGTTAAGATTAATTGGAGCACCCGATTCTTTGGTTGAGTTCAATGAACACATTTATTTAGCAGACCAAAAAATAAATATGGAGAATTTTTATTCTCAATATGCTCAGATTTCAGGAGGAACATATAATCAGGAACTACCAGCGTTGTTGGAAGGAGATACTTACAAAATCAAAGGACAAACATTTACAGCATTCACTACCACAGACATTTTCCAACCAGTAATTGTGTCGAGAGGTGAATACCCTGTTGATGAAGAAGGATACCCAAAAGCACCTGACGAAACTGAAGAAATGTTCTTTCAGAAGGGTGCTGGTTGGTATGAGTGTACACCACAACATAGAAGTCCTGATGAAGTAGAGATTACAGGACTAGTCTATACTGGACAAAATTACAATATTCAGACACAACTTCAACCGTTTTCTTACGGTGAAAAATATTTGGACATTTATAGACAGTTCCCATACATGAGGGAAGGTTTCAAGATTAGAAGAATTGTTGATAACAACAAGTCTTGGTTGGAAACAGATGATAAAATCAGAGTTTCAAATCAAGCGGATTACAATGCATACTATTTTGTTGAAAATGAAAAGCTAGTAATCAATGTAAAAAACATCGAACTTAATTTAAATCCAGGTCAGGGTCTCGCTTATGACGTTTGGGACCAATCAGTCAAATACGATTACCCAATACCCGAATCAGGATTTACAATAAATTTTCCAGTACCTGGAGGTGTTGATTCAACTTTTGTTAATCCTGAACCAAAAAAGAAAACTTTTTTTGAATTCCTTCAAACGTTTTGGTTGAATATGGTTAACACGAGGAACAGACAATTTATTACGGACGGTAAGACAGGGGGATATCCAAATCTACAATCTATTTTTTGGAAATATATTGAATCTGAACAATCGGTAGGTATTCCAAATAACAAATATACATATCAAAAATTAATTGATTACGTGCAAGGTATGGGTCCGTATTGGATGAAACTGATAGACCAAATGATACCCGCGACAACAATTTGGACTACAGGAGTAAAATTTGAAAATTCAATTTTACACAAACAAAAGTTTGTATATAGAAGACAGAGAGGTTGTGAACTTGTACCAGTACCTGTAAATCCATGTTTAATCATAACCAATATATTTGACTATACATGTAGTACAGATTATGTCGACTTTTTCATCTATCCATGGCTCAACGGAGATGCTAATGTTTCTAATTTTAGTTCGATTTTAAATAATAGACTTAACAATTATTTATTACAAGAAGGTCTTACACTCTCGGATTGTAATTTGAATTCTTTGAAAACTACGTGGTATGTGGATTTGAGATTGGAAAATCAAATTTTGATTCAATATCAGTTTTATACTGGTTTTGGACAGAGCGACGTTCCAACAAATACTCAGTGGAAAGATGCTTTAATAAACAGTCTACCACAATTAACTCAATACAGTTTGGGATACTTTTTAAACGGAACTATGTTAACAATAAGTAATTTGACAATGACACCTTTGAATTTGGGAGAACTTCTTTCTCTTAATGTTGGTATAAACATCGAAATTAATTGCGTCTAATGGCACAATTTGATTACCTCATATCGGTCACAGGGGATTGTCAAAATAATCAGAGTGGTTCAATAAGTATATTACCATTCGGGGGTACCCCACCATATACTGTCGAATGGACTAATCCAAATTTGGGTAGTGATACAATCACAGTACTACCCTCTATAAGGAGTGGGTTGCCTACAGGTGCTTATGCTGTTAGGTTGAATGACTCAACTTTACCAATCAATGCTGAGTTTTTTGTTAATATACCAGTATCTGATGGTGTCTGTGTAATAATAGATGATTCGAACGGAACAACGTGTGGACTAGATAACGGGTCGATAACAGGAAGTTCATCAACAAACTATTCTTCCGCCTCCTTCTATCTTTATAGTGGAACGGGAGAATTTATATCATCTGCGGTCACGAACACGAACAATGTTGTATTCACAAACTTGACAGCTGGAACATATAATGTTGCGGTGTTGGATTTGGGTGGATGTACAGGGTTCAGTGAAACAATAGTAATTGAAGATTCTTCACCTTTCGATTACGGATTATATCTAGTTCCCAACTCTAGTTGTGGAGGTAGTCCATTAGGTAAGATTTACGTTACAGGTGAGACAGGTCCTTCACCATACACATATTTATGGAGCAACGGCGCAACAACAAGTTTTGTGACAGGTTTGACCGAAGGTGCTTATTCTGTAACCGTGACGAATGCTGATGGGTGTGTTGTAAGTAAAAATACAACAATAACGAAAGTAGACCCTGTTGGATTTGGAAATTTTGTTGTCACACAACCAACGTGTTTTTCTAATGACGGAGTGATTGAGATGACCATAACGGGTGGAACAGCACCATATTATTATTCTGCTTCAACAGGAAATTTCGAAATATCATATTCGCAAACTTATACCTTGTCAGGACTAACATCTGGCCAAATAAGTATCAAAGTGACTGATTCAGGATTTTGTACATTTACAGAAACAACTCAGTTATTAACTCCGAACGGAATGAGTTCTGTAACAATAACAGGTACGAATTCAACATGTTCGAGTTCGAACGGTGCAATTTTAATTTCAGTGCAGGGAGGGACGACACCTTATACATATACATTAATTAATCCTGAGGGAAACACAAATGTGGTTTCGAATCTGAATTCGACTCAGGAGTTCACAAATTTGACAGCGGGAACTTACTCTGTATTTGTTGAAGACAGTTCAGGTTGTTCTTATAGTGATGAAATTACTTTGATTACACAAGATAAATTCACGATATCCACGCAAATAACAGGTTCAACCTGTGGTTTAGATAATGCTGTCGTGGAAGTTTTCAAAACCACGGGAGGAACCGCTCCTTTTGATTATATACTAGATAATACCAGTCAAATAATTGACACAACACAGTCGGCAGTGACTTTTACAAATGTAAGTCAGGGAAGCCACACAATTTCAGTCGTAGACGCAGATGGTTGTAGACAAAGTAGAAATTTTTTCATAAGTTATTCTGAACCAATTTCATATAGTTTATACACTACCTCTTGCGGAACAGGTAATGACGGGAGTATTACAACTTTCATTTCATCAGGAGTTCCTCCTTTTACTTTTTATTGGTCAGAAAATGTGCCGAGCAATCCGCAACAAATAACTGTGACCGGACTAACCGCAGGAACTTATAGTGTTACTGTTGTTGATAGCACAGGATGTTCGTTGAGAAGAACAACTGATGTTATTTGCAGTCAGAGTTTTATTTCATATCAAATTTATACAATGGGACAGGAAGAGTTCCAACTTCAGTCAGGAACTAAGTGCGGTCTTCTACAAATGATGAACGAAGGTTTTGTCGATTTGACGTCACTTAACGAAGGTTGTGTTTTGAACTCTGCGGTTTTTGCGGCAAAAGTAAGTGTAGACCCAACTGGTTTAACATATACAAATACATTCTTTACAGCAACAACACTTAATCAAGCCCCTTCAGATAACTTATGGTACAATACGCTCACAAGTTTACTCACATCGATACCGGGTATACAATCTGTAACAATAGATGCTTTGAGTAATAAAATTACTTTACAAACAGCTGTGGGAGGACCACTAAACAATCAAATAATAACGGTTGATGTCTTGATAGAATATGACATTACATGTAGACAATGACACAAGTAAGAATTGATACTATAACTGGGGTAAATTTTCCTATAGACATATACGTTGCTGACGTTTATGGTAATAATAGGACTTATTTAGCAACTGTTGTCAGTGGACCAGTTCCTCCTGAATTGGCCTACACAACATTACCTCCTTTATTTGACAACGCACCTGCGGTAATGGTGATTGTCATAGATGCTAATAATTGTGAAAAATTTGAAATAGTTCCATGTACAGTACCTTCAACACCAACATTGACACCAACCCCAACACTAACACCTACACCTACTCTCACACCAACATTAACTGTTACTCCGACAATTACATCGACACCTACTTTAACACCAACACCTACGCTTACTGTTACACCAGGATTGAGTCCAACTGTAACTCCTACATTAACAACTACTCCGACAGTTACACCAACACAATCTGTAACTCAAACAAATACACCTACACCATCTACAACTCTAACAAGTACTCCAACAATTACACCAACTCTTACTCCAACACAAACAATAACTTCAACACCTGTAAGTACACAGACACAAACACCAACTTTAACAGAAACAGAAACACCAACGCCAACACCAACTCTTTCACCAACGGCCACACCTACATTAACCCAAACTCCAACAATAACCCCAACTCCATCAGCTACACCAGCAGTTATTACATTCGCTTACTTAATAATGGATGTAAATACTGTTGCTCAAAGAAATGCTTTAGCAACATATATGTTGAGTCAAGGAAGTACGTGGGGTGGATTCAACATAGGTAACCCGTTAGGTGCTCTAGGTGATAGTCCGTTAGATGTGACAACTCCGGCAATTTCAACAGGAGCTGCTGGTATGCCAAACTCACCACAAATTACTACTGTAACAAATGGTGATGTAATTGTTTCATTAGGATTCTTAGACGATGAAGTTGTTGCATCTTCAGTAACAGCTCCAGCAGGGTACAGTTTGATAGGTGCGGCAGAATACGGAGCAATCGAAAATGGTGCAACTGTTATGGCGGCGTTCACTCAACAAGCAGTTGCTGGAGCAACAAATCCTGGTGCATTTGGTGGAACGGGAACAGACGCATGGGTTGGTTCTACATTTGCTTTAAGACCAATTACAGGAACAATTCCACAAATTTCATATATAGGACAAACACAATCGACAACAACATCAATTACACTACCTGCAGGATTACAAGAAAACGATTTAGTAGTTATAGCAAGTGCAAGTGACGGAACGGCTCAAACATTACCTCCAGGGTATACTAACGGTCAAAACGGTAATCAAGGTGTACAATATAGATGGTCATATAAATTTATGGGAGCTACACCTGATACGACAGCAACAGGACTGTCTCCAACTTCAGTACACATAGCATTTGCGTTCAGAGGAGTTAGTGGACCATTAGTCGCACAACAAAACTTTAACAATAGATTCAACTCTTATATAAGTTACTCAGGATGGGGAGTTTCTCAACCAACAATACTTACAGCACCAATATCCAACGTTTCAGCGGGAGTTGACTCATTCGGTGTACCGGTTGTGGCAGGTAGATTCCAAACTACAGTAGTTTCTGGAAACACATTACCTGTTACAGGTGGTCAAAGTCCACAAGCTTGGTACACATGGTTTGTTCCTACAGGAGCAACACCTGGACAAGCTTACACGGCAATATCTATAAGTAGAAATCCAACCGCACAACAAGAAATTGCAACGACACTGAATTTCTACAACAGAGTTGTCAACTACACAGGTTCGACAAATATACCGGCTGGATACTATAGGGTTTACACTTCATATTCACAGAATGGATTGAGACCAAGACTAAACGGACAAAACTTCTACTTCAGGGGTGGAAATAATAGAGTAAATCTATAGTAAAAAAAATTATAAAAATATTTATAAGAAATGCCGATAGACGAAACTAATTCATTACCGATTATCAACTATGGAGGAGATGATAACTACCTAGAAATGGG